TAGCCACAGCACTACTTACATTAGAAAGCGAGGCAATCGTTACTGGTCTTACTCCTGACGCTAGTTATACATGGGATGCAGCTTACGGAGTTGAGACAGTTGTGGCTTCCACAGGTCTAAAATATGGTGGTCCTAACAACACTACTACCGATGATGCTAGGGGCGCCATAAGTTATGAGATTTGGGCTATCTAGGAGGATTAGATGCCTGTTGGCGAGCTTGTTCTACTTCAGCTAAATGATACGGCAGTTGCCAGTCGCAAGTCTGGTTATATTGCTGGTCTTTCTACTCATGTAGGAAGTAGACTCGCCTATTTATGTGGTGATATTGTACCTACGCCCTCTAGTAAGGCTGCATATCTAAAGGGTTCATCTACAACACTAGAGAGTAAAGCGTCATATCTCAGCGGTAGCAGTACAACAGTAGCCAATAAATTCGCTTTTCTAAAGGGTGGTATCACTTCTACTTCAAGCAAATCAGCATATCTAAAAGGTAGTTCTACAGTAGTTGCACAAACCCTTGCTTATTTGCAAGGGCAATCTAGTGGAGTTAGTTCTAAGCCCACATACCTAAATGGGAAGGCAGATATAGTAATAAGCAATGCTGTATATCTGAAAGGGCAATCCACCTTACTAGACAGTAGATCAGTGTACCTCAATGGATTGTCTACTGATCTTGTTTCCAAACCCGCTTATCTACGTGGCAGTATTCAAGTTGCTAACTCCTCTTCTGCTTTTATACAAGGGAAGTCATCTGATCTTTCCAGTAATCCCACATATTTATTAGGAGGTGCGGGTTATGGGCAATCAAATCATACCTCATACATTCACGGATGGCTATCAACAATCTCTTCTATACTTGGATACATCAAAGGGTGGTTATCTACTGCTGACTCTAAACCAGCATACATTAGGGGATCAACAGTCGCCAGTTCTAATAAGTCTGGTTATCTTGCGGGTATTCCATCAGGAACAGAAATATCATCCCAGGTTCCAGTCTATCTTGTAGCTACAGGAAATGCAGATCCAGCAGTTACTTTTATTACCTTTATTGTTCCTGGTGAATTAGGTACTTTATCAACAACAAATACTCATGCTTACCTAGTTGGAGAGAGTTCTACTATTTCTAGTAACACTGCTTTCCTACAGGGAAGGGAAATCTCATCCGGTTATTTACCCTCTTACCTAAAAGGACAAGACTATGGACAATCTACTATCCACGCCCTTGCAAGTGGGTTGGATACTAACTTATCGAACCTACACGCTTTTACTAAAGGTAACTCGGAAACAACTCATAGCATTGGATCATACCTTCGAGGTCAGAGTATTGTCATTGACAATCAGCAAGGATACCTCCGGGGCTCTTCTTCCATTCAGAACTCAACGCCTGCTAGCACTCACGGTCAAGCATTAGCCAATACATCTACTAATGGTTTCTTGGTTGGTGGGATAACTCAAACTTCAACAAGGTCTGCCTTCCTAAAAGGACATAATACTACAGCTAGTCAAATTCCTGTTTATGTTCAAGGTTATTTGACTAATGTAAGCTCAGTAATAGCCTTCCTAACTGGTAGGGCTAATGTAGTAAGCAATAAAACTGCGTTTATTATTGGGCAGATACTCTCAAATATTAGTGTTTATATTAGAGGTAGTACAGATGTCAATATACTTCAAAGCGCCTATACCAAAGGGCTTGATTATGCAATATCGTACATATACGCTTATAGTAGAGGTAGTCAAGAAATACAAGACTCTCTATGGGCATTTATTTCAGGTAGACAGTCTGCACTTCACAGTTTGCAAGGATATATCAAGGGGCAAGAAGAAGTTCAAGATACAACGTCTGTCTACTTACGAGGGCGAGATAGTACAGTAACTAGTAAAACAGCTTTTATTAGTGGTAAGTCTGGCCAGACTATAACTCAACAACCTGTATATTTACATGGTCAAACTAGTGGTATCTCAAGTCATATAGCCTTTATAGTTGGTAAAGCTTATGCACTAGCACAACAGATAGTATACATTTTAGGTCGATTATTCGATATAAATAGTAAATCTGCATTTATACAAGGGAAGGATAATAGCCTATCAAGAGTTGGTGTATATCTTTACGGTGATGGCAAAGCTAGATTAGTAGTTACAGCTTACATAAAGGGCTATCTCCCAAATGCTAGTAGTGCTCGGGCATATCTTGTAGGCAAATCGTTAGGTAATTCCTTACAATCTGCATACTTAAGTGGTGGTATTAGATCTTCTTCTAGTGCCCATCTTAAAGGTAGTATCAATCCTATTGCTTCACACCAAGCATACACTAAAGGTAAAGCTTATGCTAATGCTCAAACATCATCCTTCCTTCGAGGCTCTAATGTATCATCTTCTTCCCATCCCGGATACCTGAGAGGGTCAAACCACCTGGTCAGTGTGGTCCACGGATACATGGCTGGAAGGAACATATCAAGTAGTTCCTTGGCCTCCTATCTACAAGCCTCCTCCAAGGCAATCAGTAGTAAGGGAGCTTTCCTACAAGGAACAGAAGTACGCTCTTCACAAACAGCATACATTAGAGGTGCGATCACTGCAGAAAGCTCTAAGTCAGTCTACATGCGCTGCGAGGACGTTGCACAAAGCTCGCAATCAGCTTATACACAAGGCTTAGGAGAAGAAGCACGTTCATCTTCTAGTGTATATCTTAGGGGTGAATATGACAACCTTATCTATTTCAATGGCTCATTCTTGTTATACTATACTATCAATGGTGAGCATCGTTTCCAAAGCAATTTCAATGGCACATTCCTCGAAGAATACCACCTTTCTGGCCTCCACAATGTGGAGGTTTATGTTGCAGGAGAGTGGAAAATAGTATATAATAAGGATGGTTGATCTAAAACAGTTATTACAACGGGGAAACTATTACTATTTCTATGTAGATTGACCACTCCCATCCAATTCCAATAACAATGACCATGAGGCGCAACTGTTTAGGTTCGCGCTTTATCCTTTCTCATATTCACAGGAGGTCATTATGTCTCTGACAGCAGGGCAACCTAAGATCCGCTATGCAGGACATTTCAATCCAGGTGATATTTCGGGTCTATCCTATGTTCCGAAAGTGATTACAGTAGAGAAAGCTCTAAGTGGCTCGGCAGCTGAGACCTTCATGGCTATGCCTGCTCAAGCCTTTCTGAGCAAAATCACTGCTGTAATTACTGAAGTGTCGGCATCGACAGACGCGACAATCGTCATCGGACTTGACGGTGATACTAGTGAGTTTGTTACTGGAACAGATTTTACTGCTGATACCGTAGGCAATTTTGCGATATTCAACACGGGTTACTTCTTCACTCAGGCAGATAACATGGCCTTTGAAGTAACTGGTCACACTGTAACCAATGGCGAACTCAAAATTATCGTTGAGTATTATGAACTAGCCGAAATGTTCCAAGTCGGTGGGGTTCACGTTTCACTATAAATCTTCTAATATGGAGTAATTAAAATGACAGACCAAACGGACCTTGAGAAGAAAGATACTCCGACCCCTGATCCCAAAGACCAGGTTACGGACTCTAAATCTCAACAGTCATCTACCTCTGGCGGGGAGGATTGGGAAGCCCGTTATAAAGGGTTGCAAAAGACAGCCGCGAAGAAAGACTCAACAATTGTGGAACTCCAAGAGAAACTTGACAAAGCAATAGTAGACATTGAAGAAGTACGTACATCTAGTACGACTACAGCTGCACAGAAAGCTGTTGCTGAGAAAGCCAAGACTGACTTGGAAGCACAGTTGAACCAAGTTAAATCTGAGCGAGATGCAATGCAGAAAACCCTTTCCCAACAAGCAATTATTGTCAACGAGTTTTCTCACCTGGGTAAGCTTTCGAAGTACATTCCTAAAGCGGAGGACGACGAAACTTTCAAACAAAATGCGACAATCTTTGCAACGGACATTGAAGAAGCTGTCCAAGCAAGAGTCAAAACCGTTATGTCTGGTGCGACTCCACCGCAGCCGAAAGGCAAACAGGAAATGGCTACTGAATCTGAAGAAGAAGCTTTATACCACAGGGTGACTAGCCTCGCTGGTATAGCAGGTAAGGAAGCCGAGTTCGAAGAAGCACGTAAGAAATACGTGACTCTTATGCAAAACAAATCTTAGTATTGAGGTGAAATATGGCAACAGGTGATTTCGATCTTTATTACACCGATAATCCTTGGGAAGCCATCGACAAGAATCAGCGCACCTGGTACGACCCCGATCTAATTGCGCTATTCCGTCAAAAAGCACTGTTTACCCCTACCATCCAGTTCACCAAGAACCTGGGTGACGTACGAGCTACCAAGATGGTGCTCTCACAGTTGCTTGATCCCCATCCCGATTACACAGCTTTAGCTGTGCGCCAAATCTGGATGCCAGCTTCCCATATCGACTCCCGCCAATGCGAGATTACGTTCTCTCGTTATGGTGGAAAGGTCGCCTATACCGTCTATGACGATATGGTGACTTACTGGAAGCAGAACGGTTCAGAAGGTATCAGACGTATCATGAAGGGTGCTCTCGGGCAACACATGATTGACGTTATGGACCTCTTGGCTCGTAATGCTTATATCAAAGGTGCTCTTGACTCAGGCTATGTCCTGTATCAAGGTTCCTCTAATGTATCTTTTGGAGATCTGGCATCGACTGATCTATTTGATATTAAAGTTGCTATGGAAATCTGGCTTGGTATGTCATTACGTGGTGTTGCAAGCGCCATGGGTGAGTCCGGTGCAGCCAATAGCATTGTCTGCTATACCAGTCCTTCAGTTATCTATGACATTCAATCTGCCACAGGTGGCGAGTGGATTTCCGTCAATCAGTATCAAGGTCTACCTTCTCTAATCAAGTACGAAGTTGGATCCTATAAGAACGTACGCTTTGTCCAATCACCTAAGCTGGTGCTTTGGAACTGTGGCGAACTTATTGCTCAGGCTCCAATTGCTGTAGCTGTTCATGCTGGTGATGGTGCTCCTGATCCTTCAACAACTAAAGTTGATGGTGTCTGGCAGGTTGGTCAGGAAAGTAATGGTATCGTGAACTACATCACTCCTGGCGCCTTTGGTACTGGCTCAATCGCCAATATCGCAGTTAACGATATTGTCAGTATCCATCTTGGTCGTACGAGCGCATACGATGTTACGAATGGAGTTAATCCCTTCGAAGGCACTATGTGCAACCGCCGTATCGTACAGAAGCTAACAACCCCCGATCGTTTGGTCTTAGACCAACCCATCATGATTGATATGGCAACTGCCGTATCACCTGGTGTGTTCGGTTATATCTCCAAAGGCACCAATGTACATGCGTCTATCTTTGTTGGTGGACCTAATGGCATTGTGTCCGGTGTTGCAGCTCCTCCTCGCTTCCATGCGCCACCCCCGGTTGATGACTTCGAGATGGTTCAACGGTTCTCATGGGATGCTTACATGGGATACCAAGACTATGCTCCTGAAGTATTCGAAGTCGTATTCTCGGCTGGTACAACCCGCGTGAAGGGCAATAAGGTAAATCAGTAATGGCTACCTTGGAAGAACTTCGCAATCAGATATATAGGCTCTTGGGAAGCCCTGATGGAACTGGTTATACAAACGAACTGGTGATAGATTCTATCAACATGGCGTTTGATGCCATTCTTCCTTGGGTACCTAAGACAGAAACAGTCACGATCGTAGGCAGTGAAAACTCAGTAACCTTTACTCTTCCTGAGCATACCTATGAGGTTGAGGCTGTTATAAATAATGATGGCGAGGTTCTACCAAGATCATTTCTATTACCTGGACAACATATAGGAATACGGTCCGAGAATATCAATGACTGGATGGAATACCCTGAAGGCTCAATAACATTTTCCAAAGCATTGAATACAGGGCAAATCTATACGGTCTACTACTTGGCGCATTGGAATAAGCCAACAACCTCTACTGAAAAGACAACCATTATGGAACCTCCTGAGAGGGCTACTATTGGTATCGCTCTTTATGGTGCTGCTTATTGTTTACTCCCTAGTGCTGTAGGGGCATCAGAGATAAGACAATTTGGTACTCGTATCGACAGTGGCACTCCGGAACATAACCCAATGCAGAAAACAATGTTGTACTTGCTGGACTTATTCCAGCGTGAAATGAGTCGTCACCCCAAACATCAGAAGGCGGTTAAGTAATGACCGACCAACAGATTTTCAACGAGGATGTTCCCACACAGATAGTGCCTATGATACTAATGGCTCTAAGGCTGCACCTTGATACCACAATGGTAGAAGAAGTGCCAGACACAAATCCAACACAGGCGATTCTGGTAAAAGTGGGCCGATTTCAGGATAATCCTCTAAATAAGAACGTGTCAGTATCAATATCTGGCGGTGACTACGAAGATCCAAAATACATTGATGCTCGCATTGACAATCCAAATCAAGAGAACTTCGGTATCAAGAACCTTCCTGTAGGTGAACTTGGTGGTGGTTCTTATTGGTGGAGGCGTGGAACAATAAACTTTCAAGCCTTCTTTGTGCGCCAAAACTTCAACGAAGAAGTAGCTATGCAATATGCCTATGACTTTTACGGTAGGTTACTCAAGAATGTAGAAGATTACAATTTGGGTAACCTCCAAGACGACTATGGAGAGGGTGTTGCGTCAACCCTAATACTTGAAGGTGCCACATTCTTTGAGAGTGGTGGTAAAGACAAGTTTATTTGGCGTGGCAAACTCTACTGGCGTATCTTAACTTGGCGACCCTAGGAGGTTTGTATGGCTATTACTGCTCAAGCTGGTGTTTTCGCTTTTGGGCCTCAGGAAGCTAAGGGTACAATTGCAACCGATTTCTTCAAGCATCGTGCATCTGATGTTGATCTAGCAACTGTTTCAGATGACCGTTTGGGTCCACCCGAAGTGGGTGGTATTCCAACACCTACCATTCCCTACCGCGCTGGCGTGATGGCAACTGGTGGTGCTCTAATTAATCCCCGCTTGGAAAGTACTCTCGGGTGGCTACTCTATGGTGCTTTGGGTGCTGTGAATACTTCCAGCAACAAAGACGTATTAGGTGCGACTGTTACTGGTATGTACGCTCACCAGTTCCTTTTCGCAACCGATGCAGGTTATGTACCATGGATGAGTTTCCGTAAATATACCCCAGGTGGTGGAGATGACGCAAACTCTTTAGGTGAAACCTTTAGAGATTGTAAAATCGTTGCTTTGACCCTTGCATTGCCCAATGACGGGCTTATCAATGCTCGTGTCGATGTTCTCGGTCTTGGTGGTACAGACGAGACTACTTTCACGCAATTCGAAAGTGATCCTGACTGGAATACTACCTACGAAAATACCGAGTACGAAGATTACGAGTCCATCCCAATCGGCTCCGTGGCTGGTGGGTATTTACAGGTACCAGGCTTAGGCTCTGGTGATCTTCCTGTTGTTCAAGCAACCGTAACCCTGCAGAACGCTCCACTCGATATTCGGCAGGAAAAGGTATTCGGTAGTCCTTTCCTTGAGGATGTTACTATCATTGGTCGACAGATGACTGTTGATATGGTTCTCAAGTGGCGT